GGAGGGTAGGTCAGAAGCTGACCGGGGGGTGGGTCAGAAGCTGGCTACAAAACAGGAAGTTCAACCTGTAAAGGAACCAAAGAATACAACGCCTGACGGCGTTTCTGATGCGGTATGGCGTGACTTCATCAAGCTGCGCAACGCGAAGAAAAGCCCAATGACTGAGACTGCCCTGCGGGGTATTGAGCGCGAAGCCCAGAAGGCTGCGGTAAGCCTAGAGACTGCGTTGTCAATCTGCTGCGCCCGTGGGTGGACTGGGTTCAAGTCTGAGTGGATGAACAAAGACCAGCCCAAGTACCAGCCAGCGCAATTGAGCGCAGCACGGGCCATCTTCGGAGACGAGCGAGGTGCATATGCAGCGCTTACCTGATGGCTGGATTCAGCGCATCTTTGCGACCATGCAGGGCCACTACGGAACTCGCTTCCTGAACATGTGGAAGACGGGTCAGACGCTGGCCGACGGTACGGACGCTGGTGTGGTCAACGCAATGAACCACTGGTCGGAGAAGATGGCCGGGGTAGGCGCGGAGACCATCAAGCGGGCGTTGGAGCAGCTACCGGAAGAGCCACCTACCCTGCCTCAGTTCTTGTCCTTGTTACGCCGCTCCTATGTGGAGCCAAACGTACTGCGGCTGGAGAACAAGTTGACTGCCGAGCAGATTGCCAAAAACAAGCGGCGCATTGCTGAGTTGATTGCGAAGGTGAAGGGATGAGAAAGCCCCGTGCCAAGAAAAGCACATCTATCTGGGTGGAGAAAGACCATGTGCGGATACAGCAAGACCCTGCGGTCATCCAGTACATGAAGGAGTGCGAGGCCCGCGAGTGGATAGCAAGGTTCAACAAAAAAGTGAGTGAGGTTGGCCTACTCCAAACGCAGGCTTGGTGGTACGACCTCAAGGAAAGAATGGAGAAGTCAAGGGGCAAGCCAGCCGTTGACGAGTTGGTAAAACAAATGAAGCAGGAGCAAATCAATGCAAGAAAATCCGTTCAGGAAAAACGTGTTCAGTCAGGGGCAGACCCTGTTCACTCAGCAGGAGTTCAACGAAGCGCTTGAGGACGTTAAGAAGGAAATCATGGCCTACGCTATGCAAGCCACCATGATGGCAATCATGCTTGAGCGAGAAGCCTGCGCCAAGATGGCAGATGAATGGTCAGAATACAACGTGCTAGGCGTGCAAGGACTGGCTGAAGCAATCCGCAACCGCATACCGGAGCAGCGCCAATGATGCCCCTGCAAATTACCCTGCCGTGGCCCCCGTCGGTCAACACCTACTGGCGCATGGTCAACGGGCGGATGCTCATTTCCGCTGATGGCCGCTCCTACCGCAAGGCTGTGGCCGACCAGATGCTCATCCAACGCGCTCAGAAGCATTTTGACGGGCCTTTGAACCTTACGGTGGAGGCTTACCGCCCGGACAACCGCCGACGCGACCTAGACAACCTCCTGAAGGCCACGCTGGACTCGCTGGCCCACGCTGGGGTGTACGAAGACGACTCGCAGATACACGACCTGCGCATCTACTGGGCACCCGACATCGGCGGAATGCTGAAAATCACAATTGAGGAGATGGAATGAGAGAGGTTGACCCACATGAGGCGGTGGACTACATCCTTGTCCACGGCAAGCGTTTTGCCAAAGCAAGGGCAGAGCGAACCTACATCGAAGAGTACCGCAAGAGCTTGAAGGCCATTCTGATGAAGAAGAGCGGCGAGAAGGTGATTGCAGCACAGGAGCGAGACGCCTACGCCCATCATGAATACTTGCAGCTACTGGACGGCTTGAGGGCCGCTGTGGAGGTTGAAGAGAAGCTCCGCTGGGACTTGATTGGCGCACAAGCAAGGGTAGAAATCTGGCGTACACAATGCGCGAATGACCGCGCCGAAGGAAAGGCAACACTATGAAAAAGCTGTTTGTTTTGGCACCGCTGGTGCTGGTGGGTTGCGCATCGCAGCCGATGGGGCAGAACTTGGTCGTGGAGCGAGACGCCCATCCACTGACCCGTGGTGAGCAGATTGAGGCCATGCACGAGTGCCGCAGCGCTGACTTCCGACCCCGCATCATCTACGCCCGCAAGCTGGTCAATGGCCGCTACACCGAGGTAGTGATTGACGTAATCTGCGCGAACAAGTACCTATGATTCAAGTCATCTACATCCCCATCCTGTTCGTGTGCATGAACGGCAACTGTGAGTTCATGCAGTCAATGAAATACTTCACCCGCGAGTCTGAGTGCCGCGTTGCGGTGGAGTCGCAGAAAGAGAACCTGCGCAAGATGGCCCTCAAAGGCAGCGCAATGATTACTCAGCTTGAGGGCACCTGCATCACGCTGAAGAACGGCGTGCTATGACTTGGGTTTTGAAGGTGCAATACGTTGACGAGTCAAAGCCTTGGAAGGAATTGAACTACGCCATGACCTTGACCGACGAGGTTGTTGAAAACTCAGGATTGGGTATACGCGAAGCCTATTTTGCGTTAATGCTGAAAGAACTTGACCGAAAGATTAAAGATGAAAACTGAAGAAGACGAAGCGTTCGATGACCTTGCCCAGCGGCAGGGTGACTGGGGCGGTGGCTTCAATGCCAAACGACAGGCGGCAATGGACAAAATCAATTCCCACTTTGATGAGGCGTACAAGAAGATGCACGAAGACCGCGCCATGTACGGCACATCGTGGCAAAAAGATGGTGAGCGCATCGACCCCATGAGCGTGTACAAAGAGCCAGCAGCAATGGATGACCGTCAAAGGCTTGAGGCCATAGTGTCCGTAATTAACAAGTACCTACCGCCCCTTGGCATGCACATTATGGATGCTATGAGTGCGATTATTAGCTTGGTTGACCCACTGCCGCCCCTGCCAGCGCAGGAGCCTGACGACAACGCGATGCGCCTTGAGTTTGTTGAACACAACGCCGTCAACTCGCGCCGCCACGATAACGGGCAGTTTATTTACGGTGTTGAACAAGAATACCAAGCATGGAAGCAGCAGCGCATGGCCTCACCCCTGCCAGCGCAGGAGCCTGTGGCACGGAGGGATGTGATTGTTGTCAATTTAATGCGTGAGGGCATCAACAAGCATCGAGCAAGAGAACTTGCAGAACACAATCTGCTGACAGCGCACTACAACAAACTCAAACAAAAGAATACATGACTAAAACAGAAGCCCTGCGCATCATCAAGCTGTTGAGCGCAATGGAATCGTGGGCATTTAGCCAGCCCGACAGAAGGCTCCCCGACTATTTGGTTGAAGATGTTGGCAGCGCAATGGATGTGCTTGAACGCATTGTTTTGGAGAAGGACGCATGACCAAATTAACAGGAGCCGCACTTGACCGAGCCGTGGCGCATGTGATGGGGCTTAAAAGCGTAAACAACTGTGAGCAATGGAAAAGAAACATGACTTTGGAAGTGCGCGGTGGTTGGACAAACAAGGATGTCCGCGATATGGAAGACAACGTGGAGCAAGAACGATTTGAGGTGACAGATACCTACGCCCGCGTGAAGCACAGAAGCTCAAAAGACAACAGCGGGTGGTGGAAGCACCCGTTGACAAATAAACTGAAGCATGAATGAACGCTACAAGCCCAAGCCGCCCACTATCCGGGCGCTGCTGCTGGAACACTCCGACGGGTTGAGCGTGTCCGACATATGCGCCAGAACGGGCATTGACTTGAGGGTGACCCGAGCGTGCCTCAAGAAGATGGCGGACGCCTACATAGACAGGTGGGTGCTAGGCGCTCACCAACGCCCGCCAGAGGCCGTCTGGTGCGTTGTGCATGTCCCCGAGGACTGCCCCCGCCCCACGAGGAAGAAATGACCACCAAAGACGAACAACGCCACATGTCGCTCGTGGCCGAGCTTGGCTGCGCCGTATGCAGAAGGATTCATGGCCCTCACGAGCCGGGGCCGGTTGAGCTTCATCATCCCAGAACAGGGGTTGGCATGGGGCGCAGAGCAAGCCATATGGATGTATTGCCTTTGTGTGTTTTACATCACCGTGGTAACATGGGTGTTCATGGGATGGGCCGCAAAGCGTTTGAGGCTCATTACGGGTTCACCGAAATGGAGTTGCTTGATGACGTGCGAAGCAAAATTGCTTGATGGCGAGGTGCTAAAAGCTGTCCCGCAGTACCAAGGGTTTATCTCTGCCACGAACAAGGGAAGAATTTACAGTCACCCAAGGGCGGTTAAAAAATTCTCCGCTTTGCTGAACAAAGATGTGGTGCAGCATTACAAAGGCCGGTTCTTGTCGCAGTACCAACGCAACGGTTACGCGACAGTCCGGTTTGGTGTGGACAACAAGAAATTCATCAAGCTAGTCTCTCGGCTGGTGCTGATGGCTTTTGACAGGGAGCCAGCAGCGCGAGAGTTTGCTTGCCACAACGATAGCGACACATCCAACAATTGCCCGGACAACCTTCGGTGGGACGACCAACGAGGAAACATGCGTGACCGGATTGCCAGAAATATGTACCCCAAGGGTGAGCAACACCACGGAGCCAAAGTTCCCGTGGAACTGGTTGACCGTTTGCAACGCAAAGAAATTAGCCCAGCGGAAGCTGCTCGGTTGACGGGGTTTCGGTATGCCCACCTATGGCGCATCGCTAAGGGCCACTGCTGGAAGCACCGAATGCCCACACCAGAGCAGAATTGAAAAAACTAATCGCTCTGAGGATTCGATAGAAATTATTGTGAAAAATTTTTGAGAGAGATGGTTTTCTGTGTAATTTGTAGTTACACTACCAGCACTGACCAAGCAATAGTGCAAGGCAGGTAACAAGGAAAACATCATGCAAGTCTCTCAAGTCGAAATGGCCGCAGTCTCCACCAG